GTCCAGAACTTATGAACTTATGTCAAGCATATAAAATTAAGTGTTCAGGTGTGAAAAATAAAGATCTTATCAAAGCTCTTGAAAAGGTAATATAAATGAGTAATGGAGCGTTATTAGATCAAATGAGAGTTGACAACCGCAGTATATTAGGTGAAGGTGGGTTTCAAACTCCCCTCACAATTACAACTAGGGGGAATATAACTCCAGAGGTTACAGCTATTATTGATGGAACAATAACGCTCCATAATACCCAGATTGACCCTGAAACAGGGACATATGCAAGTATTCGTACAGCTCATTGTGTTTTTAATACTCAGGAATTAATTGACGCTGGATTTCCAGTTTACGGAAACGGCAAAATAGAAAATGAGCCAGATATGAAGAATTCTAAAATATCTTTTGTCGATGCAACTGGAAAAACTCACTATTTCAAAGCAGCAGAGCCAAGACCCTCACACACTTTTGGTTGTATTTCTGTAATATTATCTGGAGCGAAAGCATGACAATACCAAAGATAATAGAAAAAGCTGGATACATTGGTATAAGAGATCAAGTATCTTTAATTCTTGCAACTGAAATTCCAGCACAATTAGCACTAGCAATTTCAGAAGCTGATACAGATTATCAAGCTATGTTAGAAAGTTTTTATCTTGAAAATGGTGATTTATCTATTTATACTGAAAGATTCATTCCTTTTGATGTTCAGGAATATAACGCTATTAATGTTTGGATAACCAACGTTGATGAATCTGAGGGAAGCAATTCACGAAAGCAAATAGGCAAAGTGAATATAAATATTGATATAGCAACCATAAATGATGAAGAAGACTCAAACTCTGCACGTTATATGCAGTGGATGGGGTCAACTATTCGCGGGATTCTAAATAGTGGACAATATCAGGTTTTAGGATATACAAAACCATCTATAATAAAACGTAGGTGGGTAACTGGTGTTAATGTTTACCAGCCAAATGAAACAGATAATATCAATTATTTGTATGGTGGTAGCGTCAACTTAATAGTTGAGTATGAAGAATTCAATACAACTGTAGATGGTGCGGTATGTACTGGAAATGATTCAATAATAGCAACAAATGAATATGAGATTTTGACAAACGGACAATTTAAAATAACAACATAATAGGAGAAACAATGGTTTTATCTACAGCAATAGACCCAACAGCGGGATCTAGGGCAGCAGGTCTAGCACTTGCGTTCAAAGATTTCTCTACGGGAGCTTCTTACTTGCCACAACATGCGGTTTTATTTACAACAGTAGGAACCGATAAAGTAGGTGGTTTTACAGATTTTAATACAGGTGTGACAGTTACTAGCCTACAACAATTCATTGATACTTTTGGTGTTACTGATGGTTTTTATGCAGCTAGAATCTTGCAGCCTTTAAACGGTGGCGGGATTGGTTCAATTCCTCTTACAGTATTTCCAATACCCGTTGGATCAGGAACAGCCGCAGCGGGTGACATTACGCCTTCAGTATCCGCAGCAGCTACAGCAAACGCAACACACTACGTTACTTTCAACGGTCGCAAAGAAATCGATGGAAGAACAGCAGGTTTCGTAGTTGAAACAGGCGACGTTGTTGCTGATATCGTAACAAAAATGACAGCCGCAATTAATGGGATGCTTTATGCTCCATGTTCAGCAGTTGATAGCACAACTAAAGTAACTGCTACAGTTAGATGGCAGGGGCTCACAGGTAACGACGTGACAATAGCAATAGATACAGGTGAAGAGGCCGCGGGCGTTACTTATGCAATCACTCAGCCAACAGGCGGAGCAGGAACTGTTTCAGTTGCAACAGCACTAGCAAATTTTGGTGATGTTTGGTATACTCAAGTCCTTAACACTTACGGTTCGGGTCAATATGATGCTCTTGAATCTGCAAACGGATTGCCAGACCCAACAAGCGGTGGTTCAGGTCGTTGGATTGCTACAGTTGTAAAACCTTTCGTAGCGTTTGACGGAACTAATGAAGCAACACCAGCAACATTGAAGGCTCTTGCAGCATCCAGAAAAACAGACATGACAAATGCACTAGTACCAGCTCCAAATTCACCAAGTATGCCTTGTGAGATTGCAGCGGGTGCAATGGTTAGAACTTGCAAAACTTTTAATAATACACCTCATGGATCAGTAAATAATCTATCCTTGTTTGACGTTGTTGATCCTACTGGAAATACAATTGGTGATATGAATGATTATGCAACTAGAGAAGATCTTTTTAAAAATGGTATTTCTACAGTAATTTGGAACGCTTCAGAAGGTTACAAAATCAATGATCTTATTACTTTTAGAAGGCCAGATGATCAAAGTCCGCTTGCGGTTGATTGGCGTTATGTAAGGGATATTGTAGGTATTGACTTTAATTTCATTTATGGATACAAACTTCTTGAAGCTGCTAACTTAATTGATAAAACTTTAGTCAATGATGATGCAGTTATTGGCGTTACAAGTACAATTAAACCTAAAGATTGGAAAGGGTTACTTTATACTTATTTTGATAGTTTAGAGAATCTTGCAATTATCGCGGATGCTTCTTTTTCAAAAGAGTCTTTACAGGCACAAATTAGCGCGACTAATCCGCAAAGATTTGAAACGCTTCTTTACTACAAACGCACAGCGATTGCAAGAGTAGTTGCAACAACGGCGTACGCTGGTTTTAATTTTGGTGAACAATAATGGTAGTTGTTGAGATCAATGCAAAAGTGGAAAAAAGTAAAAAAAAGACAGTTGAAAGTAAAAGCAGTTCAATTGTTGAAAATTCATTTAATAACACTTTTGAACTATGCGACAACTCGCAAGATGGTTTTAATTTAGGACAAATTTAAAAGGAGAATAATATGGCAAGTGGTGATACACTAGAATTGACAATTGCACATAGCGTAGTTGGTTCAAGACCTTTTGCGGTTCAATCAAATCAAGATATTTCTCTTGACAAGGGCGGTTATTCAGCTACTAGAGCGGCAAATGGAAATTTAACAGGGCATAAGCAATTAAACGCAAAACCTTGGATGATAGAAGGAATTCAAATAGAATTTGATCCCGATGATGGAGCTATTGAATTCTTACAGTCTATTTCTGATAGTCCAATTGATGCAACAATAACCTGGCAACATATAAACGGTGTAGTCTATACAGGTAAAGGAAGCATTGAGGGCGACTTGAAAGCAAATACAAATACAGGTTATATTGCTATTACTTTAAGTGGCAACAAAAGACTTGACAAAATTGCATAATAATTAAACCACCAAGGAGAGAGAGATGAGTACAATTAACAGAGATCAGGCTATAATTGAGTTTGACAAATGGGCTTTTGATATTAAGAAAATTAAACCACGCTTAATTGATGAAGAACTAAAAGAATCCGTAGTTCAAAACATAATGGATGGAACTTTTGCTATTGATGAAGAAGGAAACGTAATACAAAAACTTCTTTTTCCTACATCAGACACAGTTCAAGAGCTCAAATTTAAACCAAGGCTTTTAGGTTTTGAAATGTCAAAAATGAAAGAGTATAAAGATTCTGATGCAACGGGTAAAGCTTCAGCATTGATTGCGGTTTTAACTGGAATGAATAAAGGTATTATTGGAAAACTTGACTCTTCTGATTTGATGGCAGCACAACAGCTAGTGAGTTTTTATTTGGTGGGGTGACGTTAGACATTAGCAATATGGTTGCTAGTGTCGCCTCTACTTTTGGTTTTAGTCGTCACGACATGAAAAACATGTTTGTTTGTGGCGATGAAAACGACATGGACGATCTTTATTATTGGTATGAAAGGGCCGTGGACTTGTCAGAAAAGGCGAAAAAGCCAACTGACGAGGACTAGGCCCTCCAGTGCCTAACGTGGGGTTTTATGGCTACTCAATTTTCAGTATCAACAATATTTAAGGGCGTGGACAAGATGTCCAATGTTTTTAAAACTATGTCAAAAAATGGTTCGAGTGCATTTAATAAAATGGGCGGTGCATTGGAACGATTTAATAGAAAAACTAAGAAGATGCAAAAATTAGGAGCTAAGGCCGCTGGATTTCTAGGAATTGCAGGTGGTGCGTTGTTGGTTAAAAATGCCATTGGCGGGGCTATAACTAAGGGTGTTGAGTTTGAAAAAACGATGGTTAGTGCTTCGGTAAAGTTTGTGGATGGCGCTAAACGTGGGACTAAGGCTTTTGACGAACTTAAAAAAACAGCTTTAGAAGTTGGAAGAACTACAGAGTTTACAGCAACACAGGCAGCACAAGGGCTTGACTTTCTAGCGATGGCGGGGTTTAATAGTGAACAAGCTTTAAAAGCATTACCAGGTGTAGTAGATCTTGCGACAGCTTCAAACGTAGACTTAGCAGCAGCAACAGATATGGCGAGTGATTCTTTAGGGGCCTTTAATTTAATGACTAAAGATTCAGAGCAATTAAGAAAAAACCTTGCTCGTGTAAATGATGTTTTGGCAAAGACCACAACAACAGCTAATACAACAATGGAATCCATGTTTGAAACTATAAAAACAGCGGGTCCAATTGCAACGGCTGCGGGTGCAAGTATAGAGGAATTTTCAGCTTTAACAGGGCTTTTAGCAAATGCAGGTATAAAAGGAACACAAGCGGGAACAACATTGAAAAATATGTTTATCAATTTACAGGCACCAACAAAAGCACAGTCAAAATTACTAAGACAAATGCGGATTCAAATAAAAGATGCAACAGGTCAAATGTTGCCAATGTCTAAAATCCTTGGACAGTTAAACGAAAAGACAACTAAAATGTCTAAGGTTCAAAAAAACGCCACCGTAGCAACTCTTTTCGGAAAACGTGCGGTTGCTGGTTCGATAGTTTTGATGAATCAAGGTGAAAAAGCCATTGAAAAATATACTGACCAGCTAAGAAGTGCAACAGGTGCAACAAAAGACATGGCTACCGAAATGCGCAACACCACAGAGGGTAGAATCAAAAAAATGAATTCTGCTATTGAAGGGTTACAGCTACAACTTTTTGAAGCACTACAACCAGCGATGGAAGTAATTGTTGATAAGGTTGGAAAAATGGCAGAGGCTATAGGTAAATTTGTTAAAGCGAATCCAAAAACTATAAAATTAATCGGTGCCATTGCAATTGCTTTAGGCGTTGTAACCACGGCATTGATTGCGGCTACTGCTGTAATGTGGCTTTTTAATGCAGCCGTTGCAATGAATCCTTTTGTTTTAATTGGTGCTGCAATAGCTGGAGTAATTATAATGATTGCTACATTAGTTGATGATTGGACATACTTTTTTGATTTTCTGCTTTCCAATTGGCAAACAGTTGTGATGGGAATAATAGCGGCTATAGCTCCATTTAATCCAGTTCTTGCGGGTCTTATTTATGCAGCTAGTTTAATTATTGAGAACTGGGCACCTATAAAAACATTTTTCACTAATTTATGGAATGGAATTGTAAGTGGTTTCTGGAGTGCAATTA